CCGCACCAAAATCCGAGCAAATTACTTTTTGGCAAAAACTGTAAACATACTTGCCAAAACACATACGAATATGCTTACAAACATACTTACAAACAAAATGTTATGCCATGGGATTACCCCCCCCATATAGATAGGCATATAAATATAGAGCCCCTGTTTAACGTGATATGGCAAATGGAAGAATACGCCATAACTGGAAACAGGGGACACATTTTTTAAGAAAGGATGATAATGAGTGAAAGATAAGGTTATAAGAATAAGCAATAAAGAACACCTGAAACATCCCGAAGGAAGCATATTCAAGGAAGGATACGGACAGATAGCGAAACTGGTAATGTGCGACAAGAACTTATCGGTAACTGCCAAGGCGATATATGCCTATCTATGCAGTTATGCGGGAGGGGGAGATGTGGCATATCCGGGAACTAAGAGGATATGTGAAGATTTAGGAATATCGAGGGATACTTTTCACAGGAATTTCAAACAGATAGAGAATGCTGGGTACATTATAAAATATAAAACTGTAGGAGAGAACAACAAGTTTGCAAATAATGTTTATGAATTTGTTTACAAACTGTCGAAAAAGAAGGCAAAAGCTAACAATGAGTAGTACTTGTGGGTATTTTTATTCCAACTCGTACTTATTAGAGTATGTTTATATTAGTGTCAGATTTACCGTGTCCGGCAAATCTGACATGGCTATTCCGCAAATGCAGTAATATCAATAGTTTGCAGGAATGTAAAAATAACAAAAAGTTAATATTGGCATAAGGCAGTATGTACAACTGTAAGCCCGGCACGACACCCTCGGGCTTTTCTTATGCCATTTAAAAGGGTGTCAAAAAAATAATGTAAAGGGGTGTCGATATGATAACAATTGATAAGGAATTTCAGTCTCTTATCCCACCATTGACAGCGGAAGAATATGCAGGATTGGAACAAAGCATTATTGCAGAAGGTTGCAGGGATGCACTTGTAACATGGAATGGCACATTAATAGATGGCCACAACAGATATGAAATATGTCAGAAGCATGGCATACCGTTTAGGACACAGGAAAAGCATTTTGATAGCAGGGAGGATGCTAAGGTTTGGATAATAGACAATCAGCTATCAAGGCGTAACTTATCAGAGTGGGAACGATATAAGCTAACGAAAAGCAAGGAAGCGATATTAAAGGAAAAAGGTAGACATAAAATAAGCGAGAAGGCTATTGAAAGAGAAAACATGAAAAATATGGAGGCAGCTTTATCAAATGTTGATAAAGCTGAAGGAGAAAATTTCCATAACACACAAAAGCAAATAGCCGAAGACCTCAATTGGTCAACAGGCAAAAAAGCACAGGCTGATGTTGTCTATAAAGCTATACAAAAAAATATATTACCACCGGAGATTGATAAAAAACTTTCAAAAAATGAAATGACAATACATCAGGCCTATGTTCAGGTAAGGCGTGAGAAGGCAAAGGAAAATGTTAAAGAAGCTCCACAAATAGAAGGCAAGTATCGTGTAATATATGCAGACCCGCCCTGGAAGTATGGAAACAATATGCCGGATACTTTTGTTGAACAGGCAGACCATTATCCGCTTATGACTGTTCAAGAAATATGTGATATGCCAATAAAAGATATTGCAGAAGATAATGCAGTATTATTTTTATGGGTAACTTCCCCAATACTTGAAGAATCGTTCCAAGTAATAAGGGCATGGGGATTTAAATACAAAGCTTCTTTTGTATGGGACAAAATAAAACATAATATGGGGCATTACAATAGTGTACGCCATGAATTCTTACTTATATGCACAAGAGGAAGTTGTCAACCAGATGTGAACAAATTGTTTGATAGTGTTGTATCAATAGAACGTACGGAACATAGCGAAAAACCAGAGTATTTCAGGGAGATAATAGATACAATTTACCCCTACGGCAGACGGATTGAATTGTTTGCACGAAAGAAAAGCAAAGGGTGGGATGTATATGGAAACCAGATACCCGAATAGTAAAAACAAAAATTCGGAAGAAGAAGGTAATCAATTTCAAGACTTTGTTGTTGATTTATTATTCGATATGGGTATAGTAATTCAAAATTATACATCACGCAAGTATCAGTACGAAAAAGGCGAAAACAAACAAGGCATTGAAATAAAGCTTGATAATTGGTGTTCAAAATCAAAAAGGCTTTCTATTGAAATTGCGGAAAGGACTTGTATAGAAAATAGTTTTGTTGAAAGCGGCATATACAGGAAAGATAATTCGTTTTTATATATACAAGGTAATTTTGACATTGTTTTTATATTTCAAAAAAGTTTATTACAGTTATTACACAAATCCGGAAGATACGAAGAAAAAGAAGAAGAAACAATCAAGGCTTTTTATTTGCCGTTCACTGATGCAGAAAAGTATGCTGCAAAAGTAGTAAAAATCAATAAAAATCGTTAAGAGGTGATGCCTTATGATAAAGAAGACAAGCAAAGGCTATGTAGTATATTCTGAAAGCGGCAAGAGATTGAGCAAGCCGTATAAAACAAAAGAAGCGGCACAGAAAAGATTGCGGCAGATAGAGTATTTCAAGCACAAGAATAAATAGCAGGTGATATAATATGGCAAAAAAGAAGGAAGACTTATCGAAAATACCTGTATCTGAAATGACGAAAGAACAAAGAGAACAGCGATTAAAGGAAGCGAAGGAAGAGCTTGCAAGGCTTATATTTGAAAGAGATGCAATGCTTGCAAGGGAGAAGTATGCAAAGTATGTGGAGTTTGTCCATCAGGGGCGATGGATACCTGCTAAGTTTCTTGTATATATATGCGATACCGTTGATAAACTTTTAAGGGATGAACTAAAAAATGAGAATGGAGAACCGTATATTGGGCTTATTATTCAGCTACCGCCTCAGCATGGGAAATCATGTACAATAACAGAAACATTGCCATCATATTTTTTAGGCCGTAATCCATACGGCAAAGTAATTGAAATCAGTTATAATGACGAGTTTGCCGTTAAGTTTGGCAGAAGAAATAAACAGAAAATAGAAGAGTTCGGGAAACTTTTGTTTGGGATAGAATTATCTAGGGATAGCCAGGCAGCAGCGGAATTTGAAATAGAAAAAACAAGGGGAAGCATGATTAGCAGAGGTATAGGGGCTTCTATTACCGGTAATCCTGGTGATTTGATTATCATAGACGACCCTTACAAAAACAGGCAGGATGCGGATAGTCCAGCTTATAAGAAGTTCGTTATAGAAGAATGGCTTAACACTATTCGTACAAGGAGAAGCGCAAAAGGTAAAATAATCCTTATACAGACCCGCTGGAATGAAGACGATTTGGCGGGATATTTGCAAGATACGGAGCCGGAAAACTGGTTTGTTATTTCATTCCCTGCAATAGCGGAAAAATACGAAGCAGAAACCGGTAGACAGCCTGGGGATGCTTTATTTCCGGAGATAGGCAAGGATAAAAAATGGCTTGAGAAGGAAATGCAGAGCTATAAGAACGATCCGCTCCAGGGCGGGGAGAGGGCATGGAATGCATTGTACCAGCAACGGCCGACTTCGCTTGAAGGCAACATGATAAAGCGACATTACTGGCAACGGTACAGGCTTTCTTTGCAGATGCAAAAAGGCGTAGGATTTAACGAAATAGTGCAGTCATGGGACTGTACATTCAAGGATACCGATGGTACCGACTTCGTTGCAGGGCATGTATGGGGCAGGATTGGGGCAAACTGCTATCTTTTAGACCGTATTGCATATCCCATGGATATTATTAAAACAATGGATAATATACGGCTTATGACAAAAAAATGGCCTAAAGCATTGATTAAGTTGATAGAAGATAAGGCAAACGGACCGGCTGTAATACAAATGCTTAGGACAAAGATACCTGGAATTATACCGGTTAAAGCAACAAAAAGTAAGGCAGAGAGAGTAAACGCAGTACTCCCGTTATGGGAAGCTGGAAATGTATTTATTCCTGATGAGATAGAAGTATCACCTGGGGTATGGCAAAAATGCTTGTGGGCAAATGAAGTTATTGAACAGTGTGCGGCATTCAGGCCGGAAAAGAAGGAGCAAAGGGATGACGATGTTGACGCCGCAAGTCAGGCATTGAACCGGCTTATGTATGCCTTTGTGCAAAAAGAAGAGACAAAGAAAGTTGTAAACGGATTTACCACTCCGGAGGAAATGAAGGATATGGGCATTATCGATTTGTCAATAAGAAGACCAGGAATATTTAATAACAGGAGGTAAATTATGCTTGAAATATTGATAGGGGCATTAATATTTGCGGCAGGTTATATGACCTGCTTTTTTACTGTAAAAAAAGAGGTTAAAGTTAATAGCGATAAAAATGCTGTTGTTAAACGGGTTATGCCTAGTTTAAGAAATCCATTGCGGACATACGAGGTTTATTACGAAAACTACAAGAGCAAAGACAATAATCTTTACCAACCTATAAAACCGAAACGCAAAGCTTCTGTAAACGAGGTGGATACAGATGACGTATGATGAAAGAATGGAAAAGCATCAAGAGATGCGGGAAAAGTTAATGACGGAAGAAGATATAAAACTAACGGATAGGTATATGGATTGGTTTAAAAGCTCATGGCAGGACAAGGAATCAAGAGGGCTGTTTGACAAGTGGGAGCTTGCGGACTTGTACTGGGAGGGTGATGTTAACCTTCCGGAATCAGATGACGACCCTGGAAGTAATACAAATATAATTAACCCTAACATAGAAGGGCAAGTCGCATTAACTGTTGAGCATAATATATCAATTTTAGCCAATCCTCGTGAACCGTCAGATGTGCCATTTGCAGAACATGCCCAAATAATCGGGCAGTTTATTATTGACAAAAACAAAATGCGCAAAAAGCTTGAAGTATTTGCAAGGCGGCGTAAAAAGTTTGGGCTTGGGATTATATCTGTCATGTGGAATCCGAAAGCACTAGACAAAATGGGGCTGCCGGAGTTCAAGTGTTGGAATCCTGCTTATGTATTTTTTGACCCGAATATTACGGATGTTTATGATATACAAAGCGGTAGATTTGTAATTGCGGTATGCAATAAGTCAATCTTTTGGGCAGAGGAAACGTTTGGAGAAGATAAGGCAACTGCTATCTTACCAGCATATCATCCAATGGAATCGGAATGGCTGTTTGGTGAGGAAAGTTCGGAGCATGATGATATAACAAGGGATAATTATATGCATATGTTTGTATTTACAAAGAAGAAAGGGAAAATACGGCTTATTCAAATGAGCTCCTGCGGGATAAAACTGTGGGATAGTGAGGAACATTCAAGTATTGTATTCCCTAAAGATATTTACCCGTTCTTTATATGCCCGGACATGGCAAGGGAAGGTACAACCTATGCAAAATCAACAGCGGAATTGCTATTCCATATACAAGATTTAATTAATGATTTGGATGACCAAATAAGAATTAATGCAAGGTTGACAGGTAATATCCAAAAAGTTGTCGGTACAGCTTCTGGTATTGATATAGACAAATGGACTAACGAGCCAGGATTAAATATACCGGCAGCTGATCCTGCGGCATGGCAAATGGTTAAACCTCCAGAAATGCCGAATTATATCTTTGAACGCAGGAATCAGGCATTGTATAATGAAAGGCAGATTATATCAAGATTTTCCGACCAGCTTACCGGTATAAGGCAAAGAGGTGTTGATACTGCAACAGAAGCATTAGCATTGCAACAGTCAGGCTTGGCAGGCATAGACCATGATAAAGCAATGATAGAAGAAACACTGGGAGAAGCACTTGAATATGCTTTGGAGCTTGCTAAAGAAAACTGGACGGAAGAACAGGCGTTCAGGATAACAAATAAGAGAAATACATTCCTTTGGTATAACCCTAGCAAGTTAAAAAAAGTGCCCAGGCTTATACCAGTATCGGAAGAATACAGGCAGCAATGGTTAAGCATTAATCCGGATTTACCTGTACCGGAGTATATGCAGGCAATGGATAAGGACGAAAATGGTAACGAAGTGCCTGCAACGAAGAATGCAACATTTGATATTATTGTAAGCATAGGTGCAGGAATACCTAATAATAAGGCGTTTAGATATAATGCAGTAAAAGAAACATTTGTTAATGGTGCTATGGATATACAGGAATACAGGCAGCGTATAAGGGAGCTTGGTGTATTGCCTGAAACGTCATGGGAGCAGGAGCAAGAAAAGATAAAGAAGCTGGAGCAGTTACAGATGTTAAGGGCTACAAGAGGCAGAGATATTGCAGGGCTTGATATACCCGAAGGGGAGGGACAGAATTATGACATAGAAGGCTTAACTGTAAAAGGTGCACCAGCAGCACTTGCCGAAATGAAAGGAGAGCTGCTAAATGGTAATTCGCCAAAATCAACCGTATGAACAGGAACAGAAATTTATAAAACATATGACTAAACACCCGTGGTGGCAATATGATATTGATAATATTCGCAATAGCGAAAGAAAACTTGTTATAGGTACCGATGATATTTTAAGGCATTACGGGCAGAGGCTTATTTGCCCGAAGTGTGAAAGAGGGGCATACAGGCACAAGAAAAAGGATATGGCAAGATGCCCGCATTGTGGCTGGGAAGGGCAATCTGTAACGGTAGATGAGTATATAACTGGAAAATTATATAGATAGGAGGGATTTTTATTGCTAAAAAATTTAAAAACTACTAAATGTGTCAAGTGTGATAAGGAAATAAACGGTATGAATTTGAAGCCGCCATTTTTAAATTCTTCTACACTTGGGATTAATCTTGTCAATTTTTACGGCAACAGGGTAAAAAAGTTTATGCGTGCCGTGTGTGATTGTGGGCAGGAATACATTGCTTACCTTTCACCGGCTAATAATGGATATAAAATATTAGACCTTGCAATTAAGGAGGGTGATAATGAATGTGAAGCTTCAAATGAGCCAAAACAGGGAAATGTTGAGGTAAAAATAAATATTGATAGACTAAGCCGGCAGGAGCTTATAAAAGAAGCCAAAAAACTTAATATTGCCGGCAATATTGTAACCATGAAGTCAGATGAGCTAAAAGCACTGGTAAAAGAGAAACTTGGGATTATATAGTTTTAAATTTTGTGTTTAATATATTATTTCTAAAGGCTTGTCCTTAAAAGGATGAGCTTTTTTTATTGACCTTCACAAGTCGTTAAACTGTGAAATACGCTTCGGCTTGCGATAAAGCCGCAATAAAAATTCGTGTTCTCACACGTAGAAAAGGAGTAAAGGAGTGTTGATTTTATGAATAAAGGCTTATTTAAGATTAATTTACAGTTGTTTGCTGGTGATGACGTTGAATTTGATATACCCGATGGTATTGAAGATTTGGAAACCGAAGAGGATGTAATAGAGGTTGATGTAGAAGATTTGGAAGATGAAACAGAAAACATATCCCAAGATGATACAGCAGAGGTTGAAAGTAAAAGCAAACAACCAAGACCAGACAGCAAGGATAACGAAATCATAAGAAATGCGGTAATAGCTGAAAGAAAGAAATGGAAAAAACGAGTTGAGGAACTGGAAGCAAAATTGAATTCAATCAAAGATACGACTATAGAAGAAACAGAGGCTGATGATTTGGATAAACAACTTGCTGAACTAGGCTTTGATGAAAAGACAATAAAAATTCTCAAATCAAAATTCAATAAAACACAAAATGAAGCTGTTACCGTGAAAAAGCTTGTCCAGAAAAAATTCCGTGATTTGGAGTTCAAAGAGCTTGCCAAAGACCCATTGTTTAGCGATATTGATTTGTACAGGGATGAGCTTGAAGAATTCATGGACAAAACTGGATTAAGCGCAGAGGAAGCTTACCTTGCTAAGTTCGGTAAAAACAAGATAACCAAGAGCAGGGCTGATATTGAGCGAGAGGTTGAGCAAAGAGTCCTTGCCAACTTGAAGAAGAAACAGGATATGGTATTTGACTCAACGGATAACGGCGAAGTCGGTACAAACAAGAAGCGTTTCAGATTAAGCAAGGACGAAATGGAGCTTGCCAAGCTGGCAGGCATGACACCGCAGGAATACTACTTTGCCAAACATTCAAAATCTATAGACCAATTAAACAAAATATTAAAAAAGAAAGGGTGATTTTTAGATGGCTAAAAGGCTAGTTTATAAAGGCAGCCTGAACGGGACTGCCCCTGTTTACAGGTATTTCCCTGTAAATAATTCACAAACGATATATGCAGGCGATATTGTTGTTTTGTCTTCAAATAAAGTATCTATAGCTGCTGATGCTGCTGCGGCTGGTACTGTATTAGGTGTTGCCAATACTGATATAGTTACAACCACCGCAACTGCTAATGACATTATAGCTGTGGATATAAACCCTGCAAGCATATATGAAATGACTTACGAAGGTGTGGGAACGCCTGCAATAGGCAATAAATATGACTTGGGTACAGCCGCATATACCTTTGACGTTACAGATACTACGGGTGGATATATCCAAGTTGTAGGCAATGTTGATACGACTAATAAGGTTGCTGATGTAATACTCTGCAACAGGGTATTTGGTATGGCGTAATTAATTAATTCAAAAGGAGAGTGGTTAAGATATGAAGATGACAAGTGATAATTTTGGGGAATTATTGACCCCAATCCATAA